ACAACTACTAAAACTACTAAAACTAAAACTAATACAAAAAATTCTAGTAATAACAAAACAACTAGCCCAGTCAAATATACAAAACAATTTAGTACAGAACCATTTAATATTGATACAAGTCGAAGAACAATATGGAGACGAATCTAACAATTTTATATTGAGAGAATATAATTTAATTGAAAATACAATCAATAATTATTTAGTAAATAATTTATTTAGAACATATAATGTTAATCAGAATGATAATATTACAAACAACTTTAATAATATAATTTCAAATGTAATTGTGGTTGATGATTATGATAATTATGGTGATAATTATAATCAAGTTAATAGTGATAATGATAGTAGTAGTGATGACAGTAGTATAAATAGTGATGATTAAAATATTTAATTTTATTGAAATATAATTTTAATAAGATTATAATGATATAAAAAATTTATAATACTAAATTAATATAATTTAATGAATAATAATTCAAGTATTAACTATTGGAATGATATGGAAGAGACACAATTAATAAATGAAATTAATAATTTATTGGATATTAACGAAATATTAAAAAATCACAATAGAAAAATGACAGGGATATTAATAAGAATTCAAAAAATACTTAATGATCCAATTAAATCAAATGATATATTAGATAAAAATAAAATCATTGACAAATATTTAGCAAACACTAAAAATAAATACTTTGTAAATTATGATGAATTATATTTAAAAATTCTTAACTTTAATTCTTTAGATGAAATATCAAATTATTATAATAAATTATCTTTAACAAAAATAAAAAATATACTAAGTGATTTTTTAAAAAAAAAAGATATTGATATGGCAAAAAAACTAAGAATTGTGTGTCTGTTAAAGTCAAAAGATGATATGGATATTGCTGAAAAAATTTTTAATGGACAAGATAATTTATCAACCAATACAAATAGCACTGATTTAAATAATAATATTAATAGTATTATGATTATGTTATTAGATGAGATTAAAACAATGAAAAGTGATATATTTGATATTAAAAATAGAGTTAAAATCATTATGGATAAAGTTTGTGTGTCAGATAGAAATAATAATTCAAAAAAAAGTTATGATTTAAATAATAAAATTAATTTTGAAATATATGAAAGTGTTGAAGAAAAACATAATATTAATCTTGTTCAAAATAATAATTTGGATTTGAATGATAAAAGTAATAATAATAACAATATAAAAAACGATAAAGATAATACTGAAAAAAAAAATAATAAAAACAAAGACAAAGATAATGATAAAAAAATAAAAATTATAATGGTGAATAATAAAAAAAAATCAATTAAAAATGATGATTCATTTAATAATTTGTCATATGATAATATTTCTGATTATGATAATGATGAGTTAGATAAAGAATTAGAAAAAATTCTTTGTTAATTTAATTAATTAGTTTTCATATCAAATATAATTAATTGAATTTAAAATTAAGTAAATATATTAAATAATATATTTTAATAAATGAACAATAATGTAATTAAAGAAATTTATAAAGAAAAAAAAGATAAGATGGACATATCATATGATGAATTTATTTCAGTCATTAATGAATTATATAATTCCTGTGAACTTGTAAATATATATAACTTACTAAAAGACATTAATAGTTCGTATGAAAAAAAAAAATCTTCAGAAATAAATTTAGATTTATCAGAAATATCAGAAAATTCATTGACAAAATCTAGTTCCACTACCAATAGTTCAAATGAAAAATTATCAATTGAATCAATATTTTTAAATGAAAAAATTAATGTGATAAATACCTTTAATAATGAAAATTTTGACAGTTTTTTTAGTAGTAATTTATTAAATCCGACTAATTCAAGTTCAATTGATTCTCCTTCTCACATCACTGTTGAAAATTCAAGTTCAATAGATTCTCCTTCTCACATCACTGTTGAAAATTCAAGTTCAATAGATTCTCCTTCTCAAATTAGTATTGAAAATTCAAGTTCAATAGATTCTCCTTCTCAAATTAGTATTGAAAATTCAAGTAATCAGAGTCCCCATTTAAAATTTAATCCTAAAAATTTTTTTAAAAATACTTCAAAAACAAACAAACATAATAATTATTTTAAAATATCAGAAAATCAAAAATTTAATAGTTCAATGAATGACAAATCTATATCTGATAAATCCATATTTAGTAAAAAAACAAAAAATAACAAAAAACAAAACAGTATTCAAGTTGGAAAAATAAATATAAAGGTTAATCCAAATGTTAAATATGATTTGGATATAGATTTAAATAATAACATCAATATAAGCATTATGTAAAAAAATTGAAAAAATAATTAACTGAAATCGAATTCAATATATAGAAACATATATAATACAAAATGGGAAAAAATAAGAACGGAGGTAAAAAATTTAAAGGCCAAAAAAAGGCCCCAAGACAACGTGACTTGGTATATTGTGAAGAAGACCAATATTATGCTAGAATTATTAAACAATTAGGAGATGGAAGGTTTGAATGTCAATTGTTTAATACAGATTCAATTCAAGATACAAATATTATCGGAAAAATTTGTGGTTCAATGAGAAAAAGAGTTTGGGTAAATGTTGGAAATATTGTCTTGGTATCATCAAGAGATTTTGATTCTTCAAATTGCGATATTATTCATAAATATACTGATGAAGAGGCTCAAAGTCTAAAAAGTTATGGTGAAATTCCAGCAAATGTTAATTTATCTGCTACAAATATGGAATTTGTTGATGGAAAACTAGAATCAGCAGAAGATGATGACATTTTTACATTTGAAGATATATAATATTTTATATTTTTATGTATTTTTAATGTTTTTTATATTATTTTAATGATATAAAAAGTTCAAATATAAATTAATAAATAAATTAATTTTTTTTAGTTTTTTTAAGTAAATTAGCAAATGCTTTTTCACTATCATCATATTTTTTCTTTAGGGATACATTTTCAGATTTAAGTTCTTCAATCTTTTCTGTATATTGAGATGATGATTTTTTCAAATACGTATTTTCTTCTATTAATTCTTCATTTTTTCTTTTAAGATTTTTATATTCATAATTAACATTATCAAATTTATTATAAATGTCATTTAATTCAGCATCATTTTTACTTAATAGTTTATCGATTAAAAATCTATAATTTGATTCAATTGTTAAATCTATAGCATCTTTATTTTCATTTTGTTTTAATCTTGGATTAGCACCAACCGACATTAAATATTCAATAATTCTATCATTACCTCTAATTCTAACAGCATGATGTAAAGCAGTATATCCATTTGTTGAATCAATAATATCATTAGAATTAGATGAATTAACTAATCTTTTTACTTCTTGAAGATTACAAGTTAATACAGCAAACATAATATCATTTTCAATGTTATTTCTTGAATTTAATTGTGTTGTTCTAATATTAGAGTTTGAATTGTTTGTTGAACCTAACATATTAGATTGTCCAACAAATGTAGCAGTTTGAGTTCTAGAACTATTATTTCTAAACATTTTATATAGCTAATTTATATAGATTTAATAATATTACATTAAAAAATCAATTTTTTTCATTATTAAAAAAATTGATTTTTTAATAAAATATTAAACAATTAAATACATATATAAAAAATGTCAAATCTTAATGATATTTCTATGGATAAAATTGAAACAGATTTAATGTCTGTTTTATATGCTAATATGGATTATACATTTACACAATATTCACTTTTTAATAAATTATTAAATGATAAATATGATATTACAAATACAAACTCAGCCTTTATATCTTCAAATTTTAAATCAAAATTTCTATTGATACTTAGAAATCTTATGTCAAAATATGATGATATTAAAATAACTAGAGATGATACTATTTTTAATATTGTATGTTTAAGCAGTCCTGATGCTAAACCAATTAAGTTTACTAATTCTTTAAAAGATACCAAATCAAATAATGTTCAACTTGATGAAAATGATATTTCAGGAATGTATGATTATATTTGGGAAAATAATCCGAATGAATATTACAATTGGAATGACCCATTTGATGGTAATTCTATTTTTCACGAATTAGTTTTAAATAATAATACCAAACAAATTGAAAGATTAATTGGTGAAAATTTATTTGACTATTCAATTACAAATAATCATAAACAAACACCAGTTGATTTAATTAAAACTCCCCAAGTAGCTAAAATTTTAACTTTGGGATTAATTAAAAATTTGACTTTGACAAAAGAAAAATTAATTACAGAAAAAGAAAATGTTAATATGCTTGTAAAAAATTTTAATGATAAAATTAATTTTTATGAATCTGATGAATATAAAAATAAAATTATTAATGAAACGAAATTATTTGATATATTATTTATCAAAACTAAAAAATATCATTTTGCCGTAAAAATGTATTTAATTTCAAGTATTATTTGTTACTTATCAATTAAATTATTTTTTTAGATAAAAATTTATATTTAATTTAATTTATCCAAAATAACATTTTTTCTATCTTCAACCTTAACTGGTTTAATTATTTCGTAACCATTTGATGTAATTAAACTTATATCTAAATTCCATTCTAACACATTTCGTTCTAACCATACAGCATATGCTATATCAATATGTTCTTTTAATTTTTCTAAATTAAAATTTCTTATCCTTTTAAGATGTTCTGATACTTCCACTTCTTTACCATTCATTTTAGCAAATCCAAAGTGTGTTGTACTATGACATAATTTACATAGTCCAATTAATCTAACTAATTTTTGTGTTAAAGTAGAATAATCATAATCCCAACGTTCATGAGCTTCAATAGGTATTTTATTTTTTATACAGTCAATTCCACAACATTCGCATTTGTATTCAATTCTTGAGTATACAATTTTACGAATTTTATCCCAATCTTCTTTTCTAACACAATATCTTACATTTGTAAACCAACAAGAACTCGGGACTAAATCAACAAATAATTCAGAATCACCAAAATTTCTATCTTCTCCAACAAAGTTATGTTTTTTTTTATTTATCCAAAACATAAAATACTAGACAATTTATCTATAAAGTTTTATATATATATTATAAAAAACAATTTTTTATAAGATAAGGTCAAATGACAAAAAATCAATATCAACCATATTTATAATATTAATATTAAAAAATTTATTTCTTTGTTTATCAATATATTCAAAATAAATATAATTAATGGATTTTTGATTGATATTATGTTTTATTATATTTTCAAGTTGTGTATTATTTTTTTTTTCAATTAAATTATAATCAATAAAATTATCAAAAATTTTTTTTTCAAGACCACATTTTGGTTCTGATATTATATTATTAATTATTTTAATATTTTTAATATTCATTAAATCACCGGTTAAAAAAGAATTTGTAAAAAGAATATATTTTTGAAATGATTTATTTTGATAAATATAATCATTCAGCACATACTCGATACAATCAATAATTTCAGTATTATCAATTATATATGCGATTAAATTAAAATCATTTTCTAATGAATTAATTTTTATGGTTTTACAATTGGGAAATAAATTTTTAAATATATTTTTAATATATTTTATATATTTGATAATAACAGAATCTGATGTTATTATTTTTTTTACATTTGATTTAATCCCACCATCAATTATTGTTTGCATAAATTGATGTGAATATTCATATGATGAATTAATGATAATTAATTCATCAGGGTCTGATAAATAATAATTATCCAAATTATCCCTATTTAAAATAAATATTTCACTTTCAATTTTTCTTATTTTATTTGGATTTTCAATTTGTTTATTATTAATTTCCATATTTCTAATAGTATTTAGATATAAATTTTTTCAATGTTAAATATTTATTTTTATAATCTAAATATTTATTATTATAATCAATATTTTTCTTATCTAATCTATTATTACCACCTTTTAGTAAATCATCATCTAATTTATTTGATACTTCATTAGGTTTTGTTGTGTCAATTGGCATTTCACTATCCAATTGTTTTCTTATTATTTCCATTGAAACAGAATTATTTGAATCTGAATCAATCAAAATATGATTTAAATCTATTTGACTAATAGGTTTATCGGGATTAGTTTTATTTAATAATTTATCGGGATGTTCAGGAGGAGAATATATTGTATATAATTTTAATGGTTTTGATTCTGATGTATTAATTACTTCATGTGAAACCCCAGCAGGAATAATAAATGCAGTATTATCTATAAGGATATATTCATTTTTTCCAATAATTGCTTTTCCTTCTCCTTGTTCTATTCTTATAAATTGATCACGTGATTCATGGATTTCATTTTTAATGTTATCTTTTGGAGGAATTGACATCAAAACAATTTGTTCATTTATTCCAGTGTATAAAACTCTTCTATAATCTTCATTTTGTTTAGTTAATTCTTCAATATCCTCTGAAAAAAAAGGATCTAAATTACGTTCTCCATCACTGCCACCTAATTGAATAAAATTAAATTTATTGGATTCATATAATTTATTTTTTTTTATAAATCTTTCATATACTTTAATATTTTCTAACAATAATTTTGACATAATTTCTATATATATTATTCTTATACAAAAAAATTTTTATATCCAATAAATATTTAATTTGTGATTATTTCAAAAATTTTTTTAATTGGTTCTTCCATATTTTGTGATTTTGTATATGACTTTATTAAATCAAATAATTCATCCAATTCATTAGAATTTTTTTGTTTTGTTAAAATATATTTTTTTATTAGTTTAGGTTTATCTTCTTTCTCATTATTTAAGAATTTATCTGTATTATACCTTTCAGAAGAATTTAATATTATATTATATTTTTTATTCTTAAAATTTTCTTTATTTATTCCAATATTAAATTCTGGTAAAAAAATTTCATTTATTTTATATTTTGAAGACATATGTCTAAAATCCATACTTGAAGTTATAAAAATTTCATACAATTCTAATTGAATTGAGTCTGGACAATTCCAATTTAATTTATCAAAGCATTTGATTGTTGGTAAATATTCTCTATCATTGAAATTTAATTCATTTCCTAATCCACACATATATAATATATAAAATAAAGTGATAATATTTTAACTTTAATTAATTAGAAAAAACTAAACCTTTTTCTGGTAAAATATTTTCAACTTCAAATGTATTTGAACCAGATTTTCTCTTAAAATAAAGTACAAGATAAAAATCTTTACCAGATATATCCGGATGACTTTTTTCATCAAGATAAGCTATAGGATAATCACCGTGAATTACCCATTTATCTTTTGTACTAATATCCCGATAAGCCATTGTAAATTGTTGGTTAGATATGGTAATTGTTAATTTTAAATTAGTTTGATTTAATGGTTTACCGTGATAAAACCAAACTGTTTGATTATTTGTTTTATTAGATTTGATTGCAGCAGAACCTGTTACTCCATTTCTAAATAATATTGTATCATGTTTTCTTCCTGTTAGGTCATCTGGATTGGTAGTTAGGACAACGCTAAAAACATAATTGGATGTTAATTCATTTAAATTAAATCCACAAGTAAAACTGGTTTCTTCATTAATTTTAAATGGTTGAGATTTAAAAGTTAGTTCAAACATACTATTTGGATTTTTATTTGGAATGTTAGGTTTAACTCTAATTATTTTTGGAAAATCCAATAATTTGGCATCTTTTTCAGAAGCAATATTTGCAGGAATTTCTGGAATTTCCCCAATGTATTTCGTGTATTTTTTAATTGTATCTTGAACATTTGAATATCCTTGTTCTAAAGTTTCCATTGTAACAAATTCTTGTTTTTCTCCTCCATACATTTGAGGAACAGAAAAAGATACAATTGATTGCATTAAAGCACTAATAATTGAACTTATAGTATAAGATTCATTCCAAGCACTTGCATCACCATATTGAGATTTTCTTTTTAATATATCAAAACATAATGATGATTCTGATTTATTAAATGATATTGCTGCATGAGAAAATACATCTACATTATATCTATTTGTTCTTGTTAGCAAATGAAAAACAGGTGGTTCAGTTGGGTAAGATTCTGGAATAATTATTCTACCAACCAAAGGAAGATGACAATATAATCCGTCATTCGGAATCATTGTGAAATAAAATACATTAACATTATCGTCAGGGTCTGGTATAATTATTGTTCTTAGATTAAAAAAGTCATTATTGACATCTTTAATTTCTTTTAGAACCCGTTTAAAAATTTCTCTTGGAATAACCTTATCAAATGTCTCAATTGGTTTGGGAATTTCTCTTGATAGTAATAATTCACCAACTTTGGTAAAAAATATTGGTGATATTAATTTAAATTGGGTTGGGGTAATTTCAACATTATTTGATACAACTTGTTCGGATGATTTAATAGAATCAATATCCAAATTTAATTGAATATTTGATATTGAATTAACTAAATTTTCTAATTGATTTGATTGTTCTTTTTGATTATGAAACTCCATTTTTATAAAATTAATATTAAAATTATTAATTATTTTATAAATATTTCAACTTTTTTGAATATAAAAAAATCACACAAATACATAAATTATCTATTTAATTATTAGTTATCTCGTTACATATTTTGAGCATATTTTAATAATTAAATTTGTTAAATAACATCTAATACCAAATGTTGTAATCATTATTTTATTATTTCGAGATACAATCCCTTTTGGAGGAAGTAAACTTATTAAATCCATTTCTGTTTTCTCATCAAAATCAATAAATCCATTAGAATATCCTGTTTCTATTAAAGATAAAACATCCCTATTCGATTCATATAATCTCGCTAATTGAATAAGCGTGTCAGAATTTAAATCAGCTCCTTTTTCAAATAATTCATCTAAAGTACCAGCACCAACCTTTTTAACTCCAAATATTTTATTTTTAATAGTTTCATTGTTATCAGACAAAAATATAGGGTTAGATGAAGGAACTGATGTTGACATTTTTTCACTTCCATCTAATCATGGAACATTTTTAGTAAATAGAACAATTGGAGGTTTAAATCCAATCTTTTTTGCCAAATATCTAGCTAATCTAAAAAATGGGTCTTGGTCTATACCACAAATTACAATACATTGGGAATCCGGAGATAAAAAACAGGGAACCATTTGATAAAAAACATAAAAATATTCACCAATATTATCTTTCTTACCAAATATCTTTGCTAATTGTTCAACAGTTACAAAACTCATTAACTTAATCATAATTTGATATACTTTTGAATCAATATCTTTAGAATTAATGTGAAATTTGGTGTTTGATTTGTTAAATCCAATAGAATTTAATTGGGTAATTGTATCATTCACGTTTAATTCCATTTGTTTTACATCTATTGAATCTCTAAGAATCTTTTCATCATCCGCAATCATAAAAATTATTTTTGATTCTAATTCAGTTGAAATTGATAAAATCAATTCTAAACCTAACAAGTGTCCAATATGAAGAGTTCCTTGAGAAGGTCCTCTTCCTGTGTATAAATAATAACTATCCAATTTTGATTTATCAAATGTTTCAAATCCTCTATGATATTCAATCAATCCAAGTAAATTATCTTCAACCCAATCTAATTTATTTCTATCTTCAATATTAAATTTATTTAGTCCAAATTGTTGAACTAAATAATCTCCTTGAGTTTCATTTGAGATATCCAAATTAAAATTATTTTTAACAAATTCATTTATTTTTGAATAAAATGTTTCTAAATTATCATATTGATTTATAATATCATAATCAAAATGTTCTCTTATCCATGATGTTTCAGATATATGTAATTCAGATGCTTGAGCACAATCAATACCTGATTTATATTGGTCAAACCATTCCGGTAGATTTCTTTGAATATGAATCAATTTAAATCCAAGTTTTTTTAACATTTCAATTTCATTGGGAAATCTACAATCACTAATTATAATATTAGAATTAGGGTCTGATTCTAAATGAGATAATAATTTTTTTTCTACACATTGAACCCAAATATTATAATTGAAGTGTTTTCTAAATAAGTCAGTTCCAATAAGTTGAAGAACTTTTCTTGGAGTTAATTCAGGAATAGCTAATTTTTCTGACCACCATAAATCTACAGTTTCTCTAAATTTTCTTGATTCTATAGTATCACCTTCTAACATATTTCTATCCCATCCAAATAAAGTAGCTAATATATCTTTTGTTGCAGATGCAAAACTATATTTTAAAAATCCATAATTTTCAACAAGATAATTGGCAAAAGTATCTTTACCTACACCTTGAAATCCACAAATACTTATTAAAACCATTTGTTATTTTAATATAAAAAATAATAAATATTATTAAATATTTTCAATTTTTGTTATTTATAATATAGTTCTACATAAGGGACATGTATTATGAGTATTTAACCAATTACCAATACATCCAATATGGTAATGATGACCACATCCAATTCTACACATATTAGAATGTTCATTTTCTCCATTATCTATTTGATTTGCAAATTGATTCAAACAAATTGAACAACAATCACCAATACTAACGATTTGTTCTAATTCATTCAATTCAATTGGTACCAATTGAATTGGATTTTGTTCTTGTAAATTACCAATAAGTTCATTAGGTTCATTAAAATATTCATTATTATTATTAAAAATTGTTCTTATAATTAAATCGATATTATCATTATACAAGTTATCATCATATAAATTATTGTAATAAATTAAATTATTATCATTATTAATAATCCCGTCCTCTAATCTATTAAGAATAATATTGATATTATTAATTAAATTATCATTAATATTAAATTGAATATTATCATCACCAGCCTCAGATAAATAATTAGTTCTATCCCAATATTCCAAATATGGATCTTGATTTTGTACAAAAGGCATTTTTTTAACCAAATTTTATATGAAATAATATATTATTTATAAAGGTACTATATCAAATCTTTAAAATTTCAATTTTTTATAAATAAATTATAATTTAAGATAAGCTAATGTTAACTCAAAATTTTTACCACAATCAATGTAAGTTTTTAATATATTTTCAAATTCAAAATTTTTCATAATCTCATTTGAAAATAATATTCTTTCAATTTGCCAATATGGAATTTTATGATATCCTTTATAATAAACTTCATAATCTGAATAAATAGAAGTTCTTTTCCATTCTATTCCATTCGTTCTATCAAATCCACTACCTACAACCAAATATTTATCCAAATCAAAATTATCTTTATATATATATTTTAAATTATTTTCCAAAATATTTTGTTTATCATGGTTTGGTTCAATTATACTAACATAATTTTGACTTTCTAAATCAAATATTTTTTTCTCATAATTTGGTTGAGTAAGAGTTAAACCAATACAATACTTATTTATCGTATTGGTTATATTACTTAAAATATTTGATATACTCATTTGAAATTTTTATATTAAAATCATATATATGTATATCCAATTTATCAATTATTATTTAATTCAATTTTTTTGTAAAAAAGTTGAATTAAACAGAACATAAATTAATTGAAATAATTAGATAATTAAATATGAATGAAACAGAAACAAAAATTTTTTATCTTACGGCTTTTCTTTTAAACTATGATATCACAAAAATATTTACAAATGAACAAATAAATACAAATAAAAGTTTTGTGATTGAAAAAATATTAGACTTAGTGTTGTCAAATTTAAATTATCCTGAGGAATTATTACACCTTTTTCACTGAAAAAGTGTCCCGATTTTCAGTGAAAAAGGTGTAATATGGCTTTTAGAACAATAAGAAGTTCAGAATATTATTCCAAAACTGTTCAAGAATTAGAATCTGATATATCAAATTATATATTAGTTGAAGATTCTGCAAATATCCAATCAAACCAATTGGTTATAAATAATAAAAATAAAATTTCCAAAACCAATAGTACTTATATGAATTTAACAACTATCAATACTACCGAAATAATTAGTTGGAAACCTAAAATAAAATTTAATAAATTTGGTGATATTCAAGAAATACCACATGATAATTCTTGGAACAAAACAATTGAACAAATTGATCCAAAAGAAATTGTTGAATGTGTAGCACTTAATCAACTTGTTCCAACACTAATTATATCTAAAATAAAAACTAATTTATTTGGTCCAAAATTTATTATTAATGTGGATTCATTTGAAGGACAATTTGAAACTACAAAAAATGATAGACATATTCATACTAATATGTGTAAAAGTGCTTTAAATATGTTAATTAGAAGTTTAGAAGAAGATCCAGATCCAGAACTTCATACCCATACAATAAATCCTGGTTATGTTACTGGGATAAATTTTGATTCGGATAAAACAAACTTTCCTTTAACACCTGAAGATGGTGCTTCCAGAATAACTTGGCCCATATTTCAACTTGCAAATGCACAACCATTAGATAAATCTTGGACAAAAATATCTAATTATACCAAAGCCAAATGGTAAAACCTAAATAATAAAAAAAAATTGATTTTAACTCTTTATATTATCATTGTTAAAATAATATAACAATTTACAAATGGGTAATAAAATTTATGGCGAAACACTAAAAACTGATAGACTTATTGATGGTGAACATCAAGTCATAATTGGAATTGTTAGTAAGGAATTACCAAATCCTTATTCATCTCAAGCAATAAGAATTGGATTATATGGTAATATTAAGCGATTAGAAAAATTTATTCAATTACCTAATACTTTAATTTTTGATTATGAACATGGAACCAATATGACTTTATCAAAAAAAGATAATAATATTATTATTAACATAAAAGAACCTGATACATCTACTAATATTATTAAACCAATGGACAATATTGTTAGAGAAATGTTTAAACCAATTAAATGGAGAACTCTGTCTGAAGAATATGATATTATTCATGATTTTATATCAGATGATTCAAAAGCTAATATTATGGAAAGATAAAATTTTAATATATTTTAT